TCAGATGCGTCGATAAAGAACTGTTTCAATGACCCGTCATCAAGAAGTTTTTTAGTGAACTCGTCGAACTTCTTCATCGACTTTTCAAACGTGTCAAGCAGCATCTCGCCGCCGGAGCCTGGCCCCGACGCGGCTTTGCCGATGTTCATGATCGCGCCAAATAGTCCGTTCTTGCCGAGCGCGCGACCAAGCTGCGCAGCGATATCGCCTGCTCTAGTGAACGTATTGCGCAGCTCTCCTGTTTGATTTCTAAGTTCTCTCGTCTCCTTCCAACCAGTGGTTAAGGTGACGATCCAGTCGGTAAAACGACGTATGAGCGGGTCTGCCGCGTCGAGCAGCGACAACATGATGTCGTACAGGTTACCGAACACGATGCCAAGTTTGCCTGTCGTGTCGGCGTTAGTGTCAGTGATTCTTGTCAGCTCTTCTAGGTTTTTACCTTCAGTGACAATCTTTGAAAAGTCAAGCGCAGATTTGCCAAGAGCCTTGCCTGTTTTTTGAAGAATAGGTTGAAGAGCCGGAAATAGATTAGTGACAAGGTTGTCAAGAGCAAAGGTTAGAGGCCCAAAAAGTTCCTTACCTGCAGCGTGACGAAGCTCTACAAGTTTGGGCTGAATAGATACAAGATACTCAGCAAACGCTCTTGCCTCTGCGGATAGTTTATTTAGCGCTTCAGCATCTGCCGAGCTGCCGCCGCCGCTACCTTTTCTCGCTTCCTCGAGTCTTTCCTGCGCCTCTATGAGCCGTTTTAGCGCGTCAAGTTCGGCCTTTGCTCGCGCGTCAACGGCTTCCTGTACCGCTTTTTGCGCCTGAACAACTTCTTCTTGGCCTTCGATGCCAAGTTTGTTTCTTTTTTCAGTTTCTTCAGCAAGATCTGCGTTTCTGTCTTTGGCACGACGCATGTTGAGGTCTGCCTCTTGATAGGCAAGTTCAGCCTCGCGTCTTGCTCGAGAATTCGGCGGAAGATCTTGAACTCTAGCAAGTGTCTCTCTTGCTTTCTCGAGTTCAATAGCGGCTTTCTTTTCTGATAGCGCGGCGTCTTCAGCATCGAAATTAAGTTGCTGTAGACTTTCAGACGCCTCCTGCCTCGCTTTAGTTAACCGTTCTTCTGCTTCAGTTAATCGATCGTTCGCTCTAGCAAGCGCTTCACGATTTTGCTCGAGTACTTCAGCTAATCGTCTTTCGGCCTCCTCTACTCGCTTTGAGTTGTCACCGCCTCCGCCGCCACCTTTCTTCGTGAGCGACTTCATCGCTGCGCCGATACCGCTAAACGCCATCTTTGCAGTTATCGCGGCCTGACCAATCGCCGAGAAGATGCTAGGAAGAACGATCAGAGATGGTAGAGCTGCTGCAACCTGCGACGTAAGAGCCGTAAGACCAGACACCATCGATGAGAGACCGCCGACGGCAACGGCAATTGCGGGACCAAAGGCATAGCCTTGGATCGTCATTCTTCTGAATGCTTCGTACGCCTGGTCTGCTTCTCGTCTGAAGTCAGTGGTGATCGCTTTGATCTTTATGTACGCTGTACCGACAATTGCCATGTGCCGTCACCTCCTCACATCGTATTGCATCAGTATTGATTTTACAACGGTTTTTAGTGGCCTAGTGGAGCGTCGAGGCCTCTACCAAACGGAAGTCTCGACGACGCGTCTGGTGACGTTGGGGCGATGTATGGCTTGACTTCTCGAGACTTTCCAGACCGCTCAAACGGGTCTACAGGCACAGGAACTTCGTAGTCTTCTTCCATTATGCTATCAGCAACGTCCGGCGGAAGAGTAGTGCCGCTGTTCTTAGAAGACGCGTACTTGTACTCTCTGCCGTACAGATTAGCGTATAGAGAAATTCTTGATTTGTCTCGTGCCTCGCCCTGCTCAGCGGTGCTGATCGAGTGCATGTCTTCTTCAAAATAGAAATGAAGAACGTCAAGAAGATCCGGCGCAGATAGCGACCGAAGATCTAACCCAAGAGTTATTGATTTGCCGTTTACATACGGCCAGAGTTCTACTGCCCAGTCGACGAGAGCTCTGGCCGCTTCGTAGGGCGTTCAGAGTACATTTCGACGAGCCATTGAATGATGTCCATCAGAGTTTCCATATGGACGATCCGCTCGGGGTCTAGGCACAGAACGTTGAATCTTTCAAGACTCTCCGGCACTAGCACTGTACTAAAGAACTGGTCAACAACCTTACCAGCGTCTGAAGCGTTTTCATCTGCTGTTTTTGTCGCCAGGTCAAGAATAGTCTTGCCTGGGATCTGCGGGCGACAGGTAAACTCTTCGTCGCACAACTTGAATGAGATCGGTTCGGCGTCCGAAAAATCAGGGGTCCCGAAGTCCTTAAACTTAGCCATCAGATATCTACGTCTCCATCCGTGTGTTAGGTATCTTTTGTGCAACTACGCACTGGTAAACTATAACATTTTTCACGTGTTCTCATGCAAAAAAGAGCAGACTTATCACGTCTTCATCGCTATTCTAAGAGCTGTTGTCAAATACGGATTTGGTCTAGTTCCAGGGTGCATGACAGCTCTTTTATGAACAATTACTCCATTGCTTCCTCTAAACCTCAGAAGCTTGGGCGGTGTGGCAACGATAACGTGCGGCCGAGTGCCGGTGTGATGAAGGAGAGCGTACGTTCTCATCGAGCCAATTGTGAACTCAAAACCAGTCGCCGTTCTAGATCGCTGCATTGATATTGAAGCCGCGAGTCGCCCAGTACGCTTACCCACAAGTGATCTAGCGATCTCCTGCGCTTTTCTAGCCTTGGCCTCGACGTGCTTATTGACCTTACCGCCACGCGAGTTCAGCATCACCTCAATAGCGCCGTAGTCCCACTTCATGTAGACCTGTGTGCTAACGCTCATCTTAGACCTACGGGATCGCCATCGTCAACTGAAGTACGACGAGTTGAAAACCACCTTCAGGTGGTGGCGTCTCGACGGTTCCGATGACACCGATTCCGTACCCGCCTTCTTCCCACATATCAAGAAGATTTATCGACTGAAGAAGAACCCAGGTATCGATCGCTGATATCTGCGCGGCTTCCTCGATAGTTGCCGACGTTGGCGGCCTGCCGTTCACGGACACGGTCGGTATCTCTCTAGCGACGGTGACAAGAACAACCGCTGTTCTAGGCGCAGTGCATCTTCTTGGTTCAGAGATCTCGTTGCCAGGTGAGCCAAGGTATGTTTGAACAAGTGTCACCGTCAACTGTTCGCAGTCGATAGATGACTGTCCGACCGTCCAATACCTTCTCGTCGGCAGTGGTACGTTGTACGAGTTAAACGTAGTGACGACGCGCGCCAAGATACCATCTAGCATATTGCAGATGTTTAGCGCGTCTTCTGAGACCTCTGAGATATCTACGATTCCCACTTAGGATCCGATCGTGTATGCGTTGATGACAGACGAGGCAAGACCGATCTTTAGGTTGCCGGTGCAGATCAACGACGTCTCCGTCGTGCCACCAACTGTCCGTGTGCCGTACAGTTCGTACGTCCCGGGGTCGATCATCTTTAGAACCTCAAGGGCGTCGGCATACGTTACGGAGATGGTTATTCTATCGTCCGTTGTAGAAGTGGCGGTGCCGCTTGCTGCGACAGACGATACGTTCGACGCGGTCTTGGCGTATCTAAACGTCGTAGGTGTCGGCACCTGAGTTATCGTATATGTGCCGTTGAACGTTGCGTCAACACCGGCGATGACAACCTCGGTGTCGACGTAAAAACCATGATCTGTGCTCGTAGTGATCGTGGCGACGTTCGACGACAATGACTTGTTCGTCACGGTTCTTGCCGAGGTCGTCGGGTCACTTGTCACCGCGGCGCCTGTCAACGTCTTCGACGCCGTTTCACCGTAGTTTCTGATGATTACCTCGGGAGACCACCCGCCGGACAGAAGGAACAGACCGTTGATGGAATCGAGTGACACGTTCGTCGTGCCTGTTCCACCAGCGGGGACGACGATGTCGAGAGCGCTTGCGCCGAGCTTCATCGACTTCGGCGCGCTTCTTCTTGCTCTTGGAACGTCGGTAGAAAATACTCTGGCCTTAGCCTTTGCCTTGTCTGGGTTTACAGACTTAAGAAACAGGTCTACAGCGTACAGACCTGTACGCATCTCGTCGATGAAGTCCTGACTATCCAGCAGCGTGTACGACACACCCTGTCGAGATATCGATGTTACGCGCTGCGGTAGCGCGCACGTGTCGTCGCCATTGAACAACTTTGCAAACTCGATGGCTAGTGTTCTTGCCGCCATCTTGCCCATCGTCGGAGGCTCAACTCCATATGAGTACGTGACCTCGACGTTACACGCCGACCACGGCACACCGACGACGGCTTGAATTGTCGAGTGATCAACCAAGTAATACTTGTCGGGGCTTATTATGTTGCCTACTCTGTCACGTATCGTGTGTATTTTTGTGACTGGCCGACCGCGAAGACGAATACGAGACGTGGAGGTCATGCCGTCCGACGTCATGTCTTCGTAGAAGTCAAGGTCATCTGAGAAGAAGTTATATACGTCACCATCGACAAGAATGGCCTTGTTGTTGTCGATGGCTGGGCCGTAACGGTACGTACGACCGGCGCATACGTAACGCTCCGTAACAGTGGTGGTTCCGCTGTATTTACGTCCCGACAGCGCCCAGAGCAGGTTAGAGGCCGACTTGGCGGCCTCGTAAGCAAACTCTGTCTCGGCAAAATCGCCGAGCTCCTCGGGTGTTACCCATAGATTAGACATCTTACCTCGTCTCTATCTGCATAAACTGCAATGGCGCGTCCTATGTATTTTACACATAGAACGCGCCATTGACAGTTACGCTGATCAGGACGTCGGGTCCTCTGTGGACGCGATGATGAAGTCGATCGACTCGTCCTCGTTGTAGTTGATGTTGCCAGGCATGTTGTATGCGGTTGTCGAACCCTGCGACGCGAAGTCGGTGACCGCGCGGCTGTTCGCCTCTACAAGAGCAGTGCCAGCGTCTGCTGTCGACGAGATGTTTCCAGACGTCGTCGTAGTGTAGGTGAACGTTGTCGTCAACGGTGTCGAAGCGATCGTGTACGTGCCGTTCAACGCGGTGGTTGTTAGACCAGAAACTACTACTTCGTCTCCAGCTACAAAGTTGTGCGCAGCGGATGTCGTGATAGTAGCAGTCGAGGCAGTTCTAGCGACGTTGCTGATCGTAGCCGTAAGGTCTCCGTGCCAGGTGTAAAAGCCCTTGCGGCCTGTCGGCGCCCACGTCGAACGAGCGTACGAGTACGGGCGCTCCGTCGCGGTCGGGAACTCCCAGCGATCGTCGAGGCCGTCAGCGAACAACGAGTTTCCGAGGCCGTAACCTTCGAAGGTTGTCGCGATCATGCCGTTTTCGATCACGCGATCGCCCGACTGACGAAGCTTGGCGTACGGGAACACCCAGTGGAAGTAGGGGTTTGTTCCAGCGCGCTTGCCGTCAGCAACGGCGAACGACCAGCACTCGATCGCGACACCGTTACCGGCGGGGTCGTCGCCAACAGCGGGGGACGACCAACCGATGCTCTTGCGGTCAGGCGAAGCGAATGTGCCGTAGTTCTTACGGAGCAACAGACCGCCGGACACGAGCTGTGTCAACTCGGGGTCTGGCTCACAGATCGCGAGCTCCATAGTCACTCTCTTCAGAGTGTCGGGCGCGCGGTACGAGACGCAGATGACGCCGTTTGCCGACTTCTCGACAATTTCGTCTCCCTGCTCGTATTCCGGCGTGAACGACAGACGCATGAACGCGCTGGTCGTGTAGCTGTCGCCAGGCTCATTAAGAAGGTTGCCAGACGCGTCAAGACGTGTGACGCGAATTGACACACCTTGAATGCTCGCGGCGTAATCTTGAGTTGCCATGTGGTTTTCTCCTTGTTAGAAATCTGCTGACGCAGTTAATCTTATATCGACAAATCAACCCTGACAGCGAGATGAATCGACGTGTCAAAGTACACAGCGGCAGGGCGAATCGCCTTGAGCCGCATATCGTTCTGGTTTCCGGACACGTCGTACGCCTGGGCTAGATTGTCGTTCACAACGTCAACGTTTCCAAGGAAAACTTTTACTTTTCCAGTTGCGAAGATCCACTTGTTGGTGTCTGACGCTGTCGCGCCAGTCGCGCCGTCAGGGCCTGTTCCGGAGTATCCAGATCCGACGATGACTGGAGTTCCGCCCATCGTCTGAAGGTGCTCTTTGCCCTTGTCGTGGAAAAGCATGTTGCTGTTGCTCGAAAGTATGGCGACCATATCTCGCGTCATGTGAATGACGCCTTGCTCGCCGCCGTCAGATGTCTGACCGATGTAGTGCTCTAGAAGTGCAAGAGCTCTTTTTGCAGAAAGCGCAGTACCGCTGCTTAGAATTGTAGCGGTGCTCGCTGTAAGTGCCTTGTTGTCGTGGCTCTCGCCTTTACGGATTGCTCCGTCCCAAAGCTCGAGCTCAAGGGCGTGTTGAGAAACGCCTTCAAGTTGACGCTTGATACGTGCGATTCTGTCGAGGCCTAGAAAGCCTAGTGTAGATCTAATCTCTTCGACTTCAATGAAAAATGGCTTGATCTCGTCGAAGTAATTTACTGCAGCAGCGGCGACAACGTCTTCGCTGGTGTTGTCTGTGTCGTCATAATTTGAGACGTGATAGACTTCTGTCTCCCACTCTTGCGAGAAGCCGCGAACCCACTTGTCTTCCTCGTTCGAGTTATTGGGCTTAGCTACAGAAAGCAGACCGAACATCGAAGGTTCTATTTTTGGTGCTTGTATTACACCATTCTTTGGGAAAGCCATCTATGGTTCCTTACCTGATGAAAGTTGCTTTTTATTCGTTTTGGGGGAGCCCGCACGGATGCAGGCTCCCCCTAACGAGTGTACTACTGGGATCAGTATTCGATCGCAGCGGCGGTGGCAGCACCGGTCGTGTCGCGGAGGGCAGCAGCCACACCGTTCACGCTGATGGTGGATGTCACGACGAGCGACTCGATACCAACCTTAGCGATGCCCTCGAAGGTTTCAACGAACATCTTGTAGTCGTTGGTGCCGACGAGTGTCGAGTCACGGATGATACCAAGATCCAAGGTACCGCCGTCGAGGAACAGGAACGTTCCTTCGGCGAAGATGTACCAAGTGAAGGTGTCTGTGAACTCGTTCATCGCTTCTGCGCCCTGCGCGCCGTAGACGTTCAGGTCGGGCGAGAACGTGATGCTCACTCCACGAGAAGCGAGGTAGCCCTCGATCTCGCCAGCGGCAACGTTCATTGTCCCGTCGCCAGGCATGGCCAACGTGAGGTCGGCGATCATGGCGTCACGGATCCATGTAGGAGCAATGACCTTGAGGTTCTGCGACGGGTCAAGACGGTGACGGCTACGGTACTGAGTAGCGGCGCGGCCGACCTGCACGAGGAAGTCGCGAGCAACACCGATGAGGCTGGTGGTGGTCACGGCTGTCGAGCCGGATGTCAGCTTGCTAGCCAAGTACTGCTCGGCCTCACGGGCGTGCTGGATCAGAGCAAGCTCGTTGTGACGAGCAATCAACTCTGGGTACGCACGTGTCATGAGGTTACCGAACTGGAGCTGCAGGGTCACGGCGTCGGTGGCGACGGTGAGCTCTGTAGCGGCAGAAACGGTGAGGCTGGTCTTGGTGTCGGTACCGGGGCTGGTGTCGGTGACGTTTGTCCACACTCCAACGGCGTTGGCGTAGCTGCTCAGCACCGGGGGCTGAATGTAGCGGATACCGCCACGGTCAGCCTGGAAGCGAGGCAGCGAGTCACGGATCGGGCGAACCGTGGTGCCGAAGCCGAAGATGTCGTACTTGACCTCGAACGGTGTGCTGTGTCCACCGGACGCGACTAGCGCCTCGGGACCAGTTACGCTCTTGATCTTGACGTTGTTGGAATCCACGTCGGACGTGAGGACTCTCTCATCGGGGTAACGGGTAGTGATCGACGCAACGATGTGCTGCTCGCCGTCTCCGCCCTTGACACGGCGAAGACCGTGCAAACGCGAAGCCATGGCCTCAGCAATTTCGGTGTAGTCGCTCATCTGAGCGCCGGCTGTGTAACCAGGGATGTCAGCGCCGGCGGTGATCACCGTCGGAGCAGCTTCCTTGGCTTGAGGGCGGCGGTCAGCGGGAGCCTGGACGTTGACGTCCTGAGCTCCATCTTCTGCGGCGGCGGTCATAGGTGCCTCCTGGCCTTCCTGCTCCTGTGGAGCGGTTTCTGTGATTGTGGTTAGTTCAGCCACCTCTTCGACCGCTACTGCGGCTTCTGCGACGGCTTCTGTGTTCTCGACTGTTGTGGTGTCTTCGGTTGCTGAAAGTTCTGAGCCTTCCACTGTCTCGGTCGACGCTGACGACATGGCCGGCATTTCCTTCTTCTCCTCTTCGGCTTCAACAGCAGGGGCTTCGGCCGGAGCCTCTTCCTCTGCGTCATCTTCCTCGGGAGCCATAGGCGCCTCTTCCATCTCACCCTCCTGCATCGCTGCCTGCACGCGTGTGGCGGCCTCGGCGGCGCGGGCGGCTAGCTCTTGAGCTAGTGCCTGGCGACGCTTCGACTCACCGCGCACGGTGTCGAGCATGTCAGCAAGAGTTGTCATTGCCTCAACCGTTTCCGGTGTCGGATCATTACCTTCAACCGCCTCAAACTCCGTAACAATGGCAGTCTGCAGCTCGACGATTTGCTCGTCGGTCAGCTCTCCCATGTTATCGAGTTGTTGCTTGATTTGGTCCACTGTCCCTCCTCCGGGCCAGTCACGGTAAACAACTGTAGTTTACCTAGGGTTTCTGTCCAAGGGAGGGACTCACAAGCACGAACGCTCGGAGGCACTCACCTAGGTTTTATATTAACATACAATTATGTCAACAATCGAAGAAGCGTGCTCATTTCAGAGGACACCTCTCCTTGAGAAAAGTAGTCTCCACCGGCCTTGTATGTCCGGAGTTTCTGAGTAACCTCGTCGGCATCTTTCTTGCCGATCTTCTTTTCTACTCGAGAAATCATCTCGTCCATTAGATTTTTAAGTGGCTCCGGCAGGTCACTGAAGCGCATCTTCTTAGTATCAGAACCAAACGTGTCAGATCCTGCCAAAGAATTAGCGATGGCGACGCCAAGCAAACGTGCGGTTTCTCGTACGTTTTCTAGAGAATCAGCGTTCAAAGCCCCTGTGTCTAGCCGTGTAAGAACGGACCTCAACTGTTCGGCGGCCTTAGCGGCTGCCTTTAGACTTCCAGCCTCGTTTAGCTTTTCTATTTCTTCGGCTCTCGCTAGCGAGGCCTCTAGACCAGCTACCTGTAGGTTTTCCTTGATACGCGCGAGGACAGCCCTAAACTTTCCCTTAGCGTCTCGAGGCTGTGTCTTGCCAGACTCGTAGATCGTGTTCTCGCGGTCATATTCCTTAGAATACGAAACTGCTTTTGACTTTGGTTCTTCAGCCATTCTTCTTCACAACTCCGTCGGGGATCAGTGCGAATCGGCACACGCCCATTGGCTCGACTGGCATTGCGAGAATCTTGCACGACGTGCCGCCTTCATACAGAATGCAGTACTCGCAGCTTATGTTCTTTTCAGCCTTGTCGTTCTCCGATGCTGGAGTGTAGCCAGCCCAGACGCCTGTGTCGTCCTGATTGAACTTACCGTACTTTTCGGTGATCTCGATTAGAGCCTCGGCGAGTTCTTTCTCTTCTGCAACGACGACTCCGCCCATGGCGTCTGCGGTGATAACGCGATCAGCTTGAGCTTTTGGGTTATCAGTCTCAGAAACTTTCGCCTTGAGCGAGGCGACTCGAGCCTGAATGCTGTCGACCACGTCGTCGTCGATCAGTCCCGCTGTCTTCCACTGGTCGGGAATGAGGTCTGCCTTGCCGAGACCACGCGCGCGCTTCATGATGTGACGACGCACGAGTGCTCGCTTCGACGGCTTTGATCTGCCGTACGCTTGAATAGCGTTACGAAGATCCGACTCGTTGCTGATCGGATACGATCCGTCGGGAAGAGCCTTACCCTCTTCGGCAAGCTTCTTGCGCTTCTTCATCGAGATATATCCGAGCGACTCGTAGTCTTCGCCGTCACGCACACGGGCGGCAAGCTCCTCGGCCTTCGCGGCGAGCTGCGCTTGGCGCTCTTGCTTAACGGCTTCAATCTTTGCACGAGCCTCGTCAGCCTTGGCCGCAAGCACCGTCGGGTCTGGGCGAACGCCTGTCTGAATCTCAAGCTGAGCGATTCTGTTGTTGAGTTCGTTCAGCGGGTCGTTCTTCAGCTTAGCGAGTGTCATCGCACCGGCCGCGACGAGCGCGTAGACCTGACCGCTTGCAACTCTTGCGCGAGCGATCGGGAATCCAGGGACGTTTACCTGACAGACAGCAACGAGCTCGAGGCTGCCCTTGATCGGACGCCAGTCACCTGAAGGTGCCGAGGCACGCAGCGCGCGAATCTGCTCAGGGGCCGCGTTGGGGCGCAGCGCTCCAGCAACCCAGATACCATGAGCGTCTTCGCCGGCATGAACGTCGGCGATCGCTGAACCGGTGTCGTCGTAGTGACGGGCGGCCTCAACGGCGCTTGCCTCAAGCGAGGCATGACCACCAGCAAGAGTCAACTGACCGACGGGGTAATCGTTTCCGTCGTCTGCACGCAGGACTCCGGTATGGAAGTACGCGTACTTGCTGCGGCTGCGCGGTGGCTTTGTACCGTACGACATTCCGATGTGATCGACGTGCCATGCAGCGATGTGACCAAAGACTCTACCGTTATCATCAACGGTGAGCGGCGTCGGCTTTGACAGCTTGGGATCAGCAAACCAAGTTGCCGGCGGAACCACTGGAATTGAACTTGCGACCATTCCGCACGCAACGAGCGCCGCGGCTTCAAGATCGTCAACCTGATCGACGTATATACCGTCTGCCA